GAAGTCTTACAGGCCGAAGGTTTAGGACAGGTAGCTATGAAGTGGGTAGCACTTGTTTGTGACTACGAAAGTCCTTATAGACATTTTACAGAAAGCGAACGCAAAAAAGCTGTAAGCAAAGATCTATATGGCACTTACAAGTGGAAAGGCGAATCACTACCTAAAGTGTTAGCTGCTTTAGATAAATATAAGGAGTTACAGTTTGATCCGCTAGACGAACAGCTTATAGCTTTTAATAAAAAGATAACTCAGTTTACCACCTATATGAACAATATGCATATAGATGAAGACACTGCTGAGGGGCTGCAGAAGATAATGATTGGTATCGAAAAGATATACAAGACTCGTCAGACGCTAGTTGACTCTATTGAACGTAGGGGTGAAAGACAAAAGATTGCTGGTAATAAGCAATTGTCGTTCTTAGAAAGAAGAAAAGAGATACAGGAACAAAGTAAAGATAGTGCGTAAAAGAAAAAGTGGATATAAAAAGAGGGAGACTAAGGTAACTGTAGACTATTTACGCTATCGCTTCAACTATTTTTACAAGCGAGGGGAGTGGGATGAGGCAAAAAAAGTGAGCGAAAGGGCTAACGCCCTTTTTGGGAGAAATTTAGACCAGGAGTTTCACGCAAAGATACAAGACGATCCGCGTGATCCATTTGGAATAGGCAAAGCAAAAAAGATAAAGTATGGGTAGAGTTAAGGTAGATCCACAAAGGTACAGACCTGTAGCCAACAATGGACACCCTGACTTGAATCCTGACTCTGTGGAATACCAAGAGTATTGGGATCAAGAGATGGACAGGTGTATAAATGGATACAAGCCAAAAGGTATGAAGAAAATATCTGGCAAGTATTATTTTTACCTCAACTACTACAGAATACTTGGTAATGATGGCGAGAAGAACTCGAGAAAGACTTTAATTAGTCCTTGGTACAGAGAGATGGACCACGAGTACTTTGATTTATTTGAAACTTGCAAAGAAGAAGGCAAAGGTATGATAGTCATCAAAGCAAGGGATAAGGGGTTTAGTTATATGAACTCAGGGCTTATAGCACATGAGTACACATTCTATCCTTATAACGATGTAGGTATTGCAGCTGGTTTACAAGCTACAGCCGATGCGTTCTTTGACAAAACTAAAAAAGGGTTAAATGCAATCCATGGAAACTTCAAACACTCCGTGTTAAAAGATACTGATGGTATATTACGATCAGGATATAAACAAAAGAATAAAGACGGTAAGTGGGAGGTTGGAGGTTTTCAATCTACAGTAATCTGTAGAACTATGGATAACCCAGAGGTATTTAAGGGTGAGCGTGTTTCTTTAATGGTATTTGAAGAAGCAGGAGAGTTCAAGCACCTTAAAAATGCTTATATGTCTTCTAAGGCTTGCTTTATGGATGGTAATGTACAATTTGGCGTACCAGTCGTAGGGGGTACTGGTGGTGACATAAGCAGAGCCTCTAAAGACTTTATGGATATGTATTATGAGCATGAAGCTTATAATCTTGTACCTATGTTTATACCAGCGTCTAGAGCTTATTATGGTTATTTTAATATTAAAAGCGGTAAAGAAGATGAGGTTGGAGCTAGAAAAGTTTTACTTGAAGAGAGAGAAAACATAGCAAAGTCTGGAGATAGAGAAGCATTTAATCTACATATACAGAATTATCCTTTGGAAGTGCAAGAAGCTTTCTTAAATACTAAGACAGCTAGATTTGACAACTCTAGACTAAATGCACAGCGTTCTAGAATATTATCTAGTAAAGATTATAGAAGTCAAATCCAAAGCGGGTATTTAGATTGGGACTTTGATGGTGACGATGATTTTGTTGTTAAGTGGCGACCTCATCCTGATGGGCCATACAAAGTATTACATCACCCTAATCCTGATTTTAAAGATTTAGATATAGGTGGTATTGACTCATACGATCAAGATAAAGCTGGATCAACAACATCATTAGGTTCAGCGATTATATATCGTAGATTCTTAGATACAGATACGCCTTGTGATATGGTAGTAGCAGATTATACAGAAAGACCAGACAAAAAAGAAGATTTTTGGGACGGTTGTTTAAAACTAGCTGTGTACTATAATGCTAAGATGCTAGTGGAATATACTAAGATAGGTATATTAGATTATTTTAAAAGAATGAATGCATTAAAGTACTTAAAAGAAAAGCCACAATCAGCACATTCACCTAATACTAAAACTAGAAATAGATATGGTGTGCATATGAACAAACAAGTAAAATCACTTATGGAGGATCTAATAGATGATTACATAAGAGAAAGTGTAGATGATATATGGTTTTTAGATTTGATAGAAGAATTAACATCATACGGTACAAAAAATACTGACCGTGCTATGGCGTTTGGAATTTGTTTAATTCACAATATAGATAATTACAAAAGACAAGCAAAAGCAAAAGAAGAAATAATAGAAGATATTGGCTTTAGCAAATATATAAGAGGTGCTAATGGAATGCCAATAAAAGTTGACATTAATAAAGGAACACAAGAAACATATAAATTTTAATTATGGACACAAGCTCATACCAATTTCCACCACAATTACTACCAGACTCAGAAAAAACTGAGGAATGGTGTGAACAAATGATAGACGCTGTAGCTGGACATATCTACGAAGACAACAGTGTATTTGAAAATAGCGTGTATGAAGATATACAAAACTACTCTATATATAATGGAGATTTTGAACTAACTGATTATCAGTACCTTACAGAACAGTATGGTTTTTCTCAACCAGCACGACTAGTAAACTATCCAATAATACAACCTAAAATAGATTTATTACTTGGAGAAGAGTTGCGTAGACCTATGGATATGAAGGTAGTTTCTACAAACAAAGATGCTACTATACGAAAAGAAGATATGAAGATTAAGTTGCAGCTTAAAAAGTTTACAGAGTCTATGAAGCAAGAGCTAATCGAAAAGATAGGTATACAAGCTAAGACTATGTTGGATGAGCTACCTATACCAGATGATATACAAAAGTATATGGAGTATACTTACAAAGAAGCTGTAGAAGAAGTAGCACAAGATGGATTAGAGTATTTAAATCAAAAGTATGGCTTTAGAGAAATATTCAAAGCTGGATTTAGAGATTTACTTGTAACGGGTAGTGAGTTCTATAAGATATACAATAAGAATGGTGATCCATTTATTAGAAGAGTAGATCCAAGAAGTATTGCTTATGATACAAATACTGATAGTGATTTTATTGATGATTGTCAATGGGTAGGCGAAGAAAGGTTTTTAACTGTAAATGAAGTTCTTGATGAGTTCAGAGATCAGCTAAGCGAAGAAGATTTACAATTCTTAAGTGATATGGGGCAAATATCTAGTCATAGTGATTATGCATCTTACAACACATCTATAGATTGGATATCTTGGCAGAAAGGACAACAAGCAAGAATAAAGGTAATACACTGCGAGTGGAAATCTATTAGAGCTTTAAGATTTAAAATATCACCTAATAGATACGATCCAGAAAAACCATTTTATAAGCTTGTACCAGATAACTACAAAGAAAAGAAAAAAGATACTATTCGTACAAGATATATAGATGATATATGGACAGGCACTAAAATAGGTGGAGCAATATTAGTAGATTGTCGTAGAAGACCTAATCAGGTCAGATCAGTAGATGATCCAGGTAGTGCACATTTGTCTTACGTAGGTATGATAAAAAATAACACTACAGGCAAGAAATCATCTATGGTAGGATTACTTAAGAATATACAAATGTTATACAACATAGTTATGTATCACATAGAGTTAGCATTAGCTAGATCTGGTGGTAAGGCAGTAATCTATGATGTATCACAGTTACCAACTAATCTTGGTATGGACATGCAAACTGTATTATATCACTTAAAGACTGATGGTATTATACCTATCAACTCTAAAGATGAGGGTGGACAGGTTGCAAACTTTAATCAGTTTAGTCAAGTAGACTTTACTCTATCTAACTCAGTACAGCAAATGATAAACCTAAAGCTTATGCTTGAGGATACAGCTGGACAAATTTCTGGTGTTACAAAACAAAGAGAGGGTGCTGTAGGTCAATACGAGTATGTAGGTAATGTACAGCGTAGTGTCGTTCAATCTGCAACTATTACAGAAAGTTGGTTTCATGCACACAAAGAGGTTAAGAAAAAAGTTTATGGTAGAGCTGTCGAACTTATGAAAATGTGTTGGAGTGAAGGCAAGAAGGCATCTCTTATACTTGGCGATGGTGCTAGCAAGATATTAAGCGTAATGCCTGATATAGCTTTAAATGACTACGCTATATTTGTAGGTGACTCTGGTAAAGATGATGCAATAAGACAATCTGTTACACAGTTATCACAAGCTGCTTTACAATCAGGACAGGTTAGTTTGCTTGATGTTATTCGAGTGCTAAAAGCAGATACTGCTACTGAAGCTGAGCGTGTGCTTGAGATGGGTATGGAAGCTATTAAATCACAACAAGCAGATGCACAACAACAACAACAACAGGTTATGCAAATGCAACAACAAGCTGAAGCTGCTAAGTTTGAAAAAGAAGCTGCACTTAAGAAAATGGATAACGATACTAAAATACAGGTTGCAAACATACAATCGCAAGCTGATATTAAAGTAGCTGAAATAGCAGATATGTCTAAGCGTGATATAGCAGACATGAAAGAAAAGGTAGCTCTTGGTAAAGAAGGAGCAGGAACTGAGCCTAATACTGAAAGTAGAGCTGAGGCTTTTGAAAAAGTGAAAGATAAGGTTACTGAATAATTTATTATATTTGCAAATAGTTAGGGACTTAAATATTAACATATGTCAGAAAAAGAAACAAGTTTAGTAGAATCTGCTGAAGAGCAGACTACACAGCAAGAAGAAAGTAAAGAGTTTGATGTAAATGCTTTTCTTGGTAAAGGAGAAAACGAAGAAGTAGATACTAATACAGATGATCAACCATATACAGAAGCTAAAAAAGACGAAGAAGAAGATGAAGACTTTGATGGCTTTGCTTGGAGTGATATTGAAACTGAAAAGGAAGAAGAAGAGGTTGAACAAGAGTCAGAACCAGAAGAAGACTGGGACGATGAAATATTCAACAAAAAAGAAACAGAAGACACTGTTGAAGCCAAGCCTGATGATGAAACTAAGGTCGATGAAAAACCTAGAGAGATAGATTGGGGTGCTGTAACAAAAGCATTAGGACTTAAAATAGATACTAACTACAAAGAAGAGTTGGAAGCTATTGTAAAAAAAATGGATCAACAGGGTATAGATCCTATTGAGTATGCAAAAGAAAATGAAGTCATTCAAAAAATGGAATCATTTCTTAAAATGTCTGATAGAGATTTACTTGCAGAAGAAATGAGAAATGATGGTATGGAAGATGACGATATCGTTTCTATATTAGATTCTATGGAAGACGCAGGAACAATAAAAAGAGATGCGTTTAGAATTAGAAAACAAATTACTCAATACTTAGAGCAAGCAAAATTAGAAGACAAACAGTCTGCAGAAAAAACTGCTAAAGATAAAAAAGAGGCAATAGCAAAAAATAAAAAAGAATTACAAGATCAATTAAAATCAATGAAAAGCTTTATGGGAGGTAAGGTAGGAAAGAAGGATATGCAAGAGGCGTATAAGTATATCGTATCTGGTGATATGCAAAAAGACATTTGGAACAGCCATGGCAATGCCGCGGAGGTTGCAATGTTTATGCTATTTAAAGATAAGTTTGCTCAAATCTTGCGTAGCCAAGGTAGAGAAGAAGGTAAGGCTGGTATCTTAAATATGATATCTTCTCCTTCTCGAGGCGGAAAAAATAAATCCAATTATAGACCAAAGTCTAAAGGATTTGATCCCGCAGCTTTTATGAGGGAATAATTTAACAAGGGCAAAGCCAAATGTAAAGTTATGACTAAGTAAATAATTTAATTTAGTTTTTAATTTAATATTTAGAAAAAATGGCAAAATTGACATTTTCGAATGCAAGGTTTGGTAATGGAACTACTCCAGAAAACGCCCTAAATAATGCGTTACTACAGTACCCTGAAATTGCTAGTACTTTGATTCAACAATTTCCTAGATACACACTAACATTATTATTAGAAAAAGTTGGTTTGTACGCTTCCGAAAAAGTTTTAGGCGATAACTCTTTTGAGTGGAAGGTTATGGGACGTTATAACAAAAAACAATTTATCGCATCAACTGCAGACACTACACATACAGCAGGTCAGAAAGTAGCATTTACTTTCTCTGATACTTCTGGTGGTTCTGCTGTTAATTATTATAACCTATATGACTTACTTCGTTTCCAAGATGGATCGACTGGTTTGATCGTTGGTGTTTCTGGCACTACTTACCAAGTAGAGTGTATTGACTCTGGCTCAAATGCAGCTAACGAAGTTGTTGGTCGTATTGGTTCTGCATTCCCTTACGGATCTAGTGGAGCAGATGTTGGAGAGAACTGGGCATACCCAGAAACTCACAAAAACTTCTTGACTATTATGCGTAAGAAATGTACAGTAACTGGTAAAGACGCTACTGATGTAACTTGGATTGAGAATAATGGTTCTCGTTTATGGTACTTCACGCGTGAGCAACAGTTAATGGATCAGTTTATGTATGAGCAAGAATTACAGAGATGGTATGGAAAGCGTTCTATTGCATCACCTGTTTCTAACTATACATCGACTAACACAGATATCTTCTCTGAAGATGTTTCTGATCAGTCTTTAGCTGATGGTACTGAAGGTCGTGTAATTATAGGAGATGGTCTTCTAGCACAAATCGATTCTTCAAACCAAGCTACTTATACTGCTGGTGCACTTACTGAAGACATCCTTACTGAGTTCTTAGCTAAGCTATCGCTTAACGCTACTAACAATGAAGGACATGAGTATTTAGTGTATACAGGTACTGAGGGACGTTTACAGTTCCACAAAGCTATGAAAGATCTTATGATGGCTCCACAAGGTAAGCACACAGGAGGATCTTTTACTGCTAGAAATGGTGAAGATGTAGCATTAGGTGCTAACTTTACTACATACTATGCAATGGGTAACAAATTAACTGTTGCTTATTGTCCAGTATTTGATGATAATCATATGCACGGTGCTACATCTGGAACTAACGCATTTGGTGACTCAAGATTAAAAGAGTCTGCTAAAATGGTATTCCTAGATATGGGAAGCACAAGTGGTGTAAGCAACATTGAGTTGATCACTAAAGGTGCTGATGGTATGAATAGAAGCTTCGTTAAGAAATACGTAACAGGTATGGTAAATCCTTATGACGCTAATTCTATGATGGCTGCTAACGCTGATGACAAGTTTGAGTGTCACGTATTAGCTGAGTCTGGAATCGTTGTAAGAAACCCATTATCTTGTGGAATCTTATCTGTAGCATAATTAACTTAATCGCTTAACGGGCCTTCGGGCCCCTTAGGCATAACTTTTTTAATATATAGAAAAAATGGAAAAATTTTTGTATTTCGCAAATTCCGATACTGATGCTATAGCTATTCCTGTTTCAGGTATAGTAGCTATTGATATTGTAGATGCTGACACTGTACAGTTCTACTACAAATCAGCTGACGGAACTGATTCTAATGGTGGTAGCGTTTTAGTTGATATTACTTCTGGATTTAACAAACAATTCATTAGTGGTTTATTAAAAGCTATCAATAGTTCTAGAGAAAAATTGATTGTTGTAGCTGATGATGTTAATAATGAATATT